AGTTCTTGACGCTCAATACCTTGGAGTTCCCCAGCGCCGCCGTCGCGTCTTCGTTGTCGGATATCTTGGAGACTGGCGCCGTGCCGCGGCGGTACTTTTTGAGCGCCAAAGCCTGTCGGGGGATACTCCGCCGCGCAGAGAAACGGGGAAAGACGTTGCCCCCACAATTAGCGCGCGCATTAAAGGCGGTGGCGGGCTCGGCACCGACTTTGATTGCGACGGCGGCTTGATTGCTGGCACGTTGTCACCGGGTGCGCATCCCGGCGGATACAACGGTCAGGACGCTTATTCCAACCAATTGATTGCCTTCGGTGGAAACAATACCGCCGGGGCAATTGATATAGCGACTGCTTGCAACGCGCATGGCGGTTCGGGAAGGATGGATTTCGAGAGCGAAACGTTAGTCACCGCGCCTCTGACTCAGAACCCCTATGCGGACAACAAGAGCCGGGAGTCATTGCTGGTCACTCACGCGCTCCGCGCGGATGGTTTTGATGCCAGCGAGGATGGTACTGGACGCGGTACGCCACTTGTGCCTGTGGCCTCCGCTGTGCGCCGCCTGACACCCCGCGAGTGCGAACGCCTTCAGGGCTTCCCGGACGATTACACGCTTATCTCTCCTAAAACTGCCGATGGTCCGCGCTATAAGGCTCTCGGCAATAGCATGGCTGTGCCAGTTATGCGGTGGATCGGTGAGCGCATTGCTATGGCGGATGCTCTATGATCGCCCGCCCCCCCTATCAAACCAGCTCCGAAGGCCTGGCCGCGCTCGACCGCACCTTTAAGGCGTCGCACAAGATGTTCCTGCCGCCCGACCCGCTTTCGCTTTCCGAGTGGGCTGACCGCTACGCCTACATCCCCAAGGAATCATCGGCGTCTCCCGGCAAGTTCCACACCTCCACGCTGGAGTATCAGCGCGGCATGATGGACGCCATCACCGATCAGAATATTGAGACGATTGTCCTCATGCTGGCCGCGCAGTCCGGCAAAACGCAAGCCGCCGTGCTCAATACCATTGGCTATTACAGCCATTGGGAGCCGTCGCCGATCCTGTGCGTACAGCCCAGCCTTGCCGAGGCGGAAAAGTTCTCGAAAAACCGCGTCGCCAAGATGATTCGAGACACGCCCGTTTTGCGTAATCTCTTTCCCTCGCCGCGCTCGCGGGACTCCGGCAATACCCTGCTCAACAAGGAATTTCCCGGCGGCATTCTGGTCCTTGTCGGCGCCAATGCCCCAGTTGGCCTGCGCGGGCTCCCCGCGCGCGTCATCCTCATGGATGAGGTGGATGGTTATGAGGCATCGGCCGGCACGGAAGGCGATCCGGTTGACCTGGCCAAAAAGCGCGCAACGAAATTCTGGAACCGCAAAATCGTTCTGATTTCCACGCCGCACATCAAATACCTCTCCCGCATTGAGGCTGCATATAATTCCAGCGACAAGCGGCGCTATTACGTTCCATGCCCGCACTGCGGAGAGATGCAGCAGCTCGAATGGAAGCACCTCATTTTCAAAACGGAGCCGGTCGAGAACTCCCGTCCGCGCGTGCTGTGGTATCACTACGTCTGTATCAACGGCTGCATCATCGAAGAGCGTTCCAAGCATGAGATGATCCGCCGCGGCGAGTGGCGCGCCACAGCCAAGAGCCATGACGGCAAGACGGCTGGCTTCCAGCTCAACGCGCTTTATGGCGTCGTTGATTGGCTGGATCTTATCCGTGAATGGCTGGAGGCGCAGACCTCTCTCGAACGCATGAAGGTTTTTGTTAATACAAACCTCGCGGAAACATGGGAAATACGCGGCACCGGTGCGAACACAACGGAATTGGAAAAGCGCCCGCGCTTCAAGCGTGAGATATTGCCCTCCGGCGTCCTTTGGCTCACCGCCGGTGTCGATACGCAGGATGATCGCCTGGAGTGCAGCCTCTATGGCTGGGGCCTTGATGATGAGCGCTGGGCCATCGAGCACAAAGTCTTCAAGGGCGATCCATCTTTGCCGGATGCGGACGCGGCCAGCCCGTGGGCCGCTCTTCGCGAATATCTGTTGGAAGAGTGGGAACATGCGCTCGGTGTGACCATGCGCATTGCCGCCGTGTTGATCGATTCTGGCGGCCATCACACCGAGCGGGTGTACGAATTCACGCGCAAGCATGAGGCGCGGCGCTGGCACGCCATTGTGGGCCGCGCTGGCATCGGCCGTCCGCTACTCAGTTCCGGCAGTCGCGTCGGCCCGTACAAAACGCTGCTTTACATCGTCGGCGTTGACACCGCCAAGGAAGATATTTTCACTTCGTTTCGCGTGGATAAAATTGGTTCAGGCTATTGCCACTTCAGTGATGGATTGGAGCCAGAATTCTTCCGCCAGGTGACGGCGGAAAAACTCGTAAAAAACACCGAAAATTTCCAAACCACAATGCACTGGGTTAAAACATCCGAGCGCAATGAGGCGCTGGATTGCGCCGTCTATGCCCGCGCCGCCGTGAGTGTGCGCCGCCCGAACTTCCGCAAGTTGGCGCGTAGCCTTTTCCGCATGACAGAAAAACTCCGCCATGAACGCGAGGCCGCCGGCCAGCCCATGCCTAAGTCGGAAGACGAAATGATCGGCTCCGCGCCGGTTGACCATCTTGTTGACGCTAACAAAATGGTCCAGGCCGTTGATGCGACCGTCAAGGATGCGTTATCCGCTCCAACAAAGCCCAAGCCCGCGCGTCCAAAACGCAAACGCCCCAGCATTGCTGCTCAACTTCGCAGTCTCAACCGCTTGGGCTGAGAAATATATTCTTGACTTTTATGTATTTGTTTCGTACGATACAAACAAGAAAGCGGAAAAGGCATGAAAGAGAAAATCACATCTCAGCAGTACCTGGACTTTCAGGCGGCTTTTGATTTCTTCAACGATCAGCTTTTCGCGGGCGGCCTTCCGCAAGTGCTGGTCACTTTGCAGCGCCATGCCAAGGCGCGCGGCTACTTCGCGCCGGAGCGCTTTCACGGGCGTGGCAACAAAACTACGGTCCATGAAATCGCGCTCAACCCGGATTGTTTCTGCGATGAAACAGACGAGCGCATCCTTTCCACGCTGGCGCATGAGATGGCTCACCTGTGGCAGCGCGTCTCTGGCCATACGCCGCGCAGCGGTTACCATGATCGCGAGTGGGCGGCGAAGATGAAAGAGATTGGCTTGCAGCCCACTACCACCGGGCAGCCTGGCGGAAAAGAGACAGGCCAATCTATGACGCACTTTGTGATGAAAAATGGACGGTACGCCCGCGTCTATGTCAAACTCGCAAAACAGGGGCTCAAACTCAAGTGGGAGTCGCCCGCGCCGCTGGCGGCGGAAGCCAAGGCTAAAACTGAGAGCAAAACAAAATACACCTGCCCGGAGTGCGCGCAGAATGCCTGGGCCAAACCTGACGCCGTGCTGATCTGCGGTGTATGTTTTGAGGACAATCCTCGCGAACCGCAAATCATGCTTGCCAACGCATAGGCTGCCGAACACGGCCTTGTTTTCCGTAAATACTGTAAATACTATCTAAATTCGCGTTAAATTGGCTTTTACGCCCATAACTCAACTATGGGCAACCTGAAAAATCGATCCACGCCAATTCCGCAATTCGACGCGCCAGACGTGCCGATTGAACCAACCCAGCTTCGGCAGGGCGACACATGGAACTGGGAGCGTGCGTTCCCGGACTATCCCAGCAACCTGTACCAGCTCAAGTACGTGTTCAATAGCTCCGCCAGCCGCTTTGTGCTGGACGGCACGCTGGCAACTAACCCGCCCATCACGTCTGACACAGACGGCCAGACTTTTGATATCCAAGCCCCGAGCACGTTGACTGCGACCTGCCAGCCTGACACCTATCAGCTTGTGGCAATCCTTATTGGCATCGCGGACACCACGGCAGCCGGGGAGCAGGTCACCATGCCTCTACAGGACGTGCTGGTCGAGGCCAATCTGGCCACGGCCACCGGTCCCGTGGACACGCGCAGCTTCGTCAAAAAGCGCCTGGACATGATCGAGGACTGTATCAACGGAGACACAAGGCCGGACGTACAGGAATACATGATCAATGGCCGCCAACTCAAAAAAATTCCTCCGGCAGAGTTGGAAAAACTGCGCGTTCACTACAAAAGCAAATACCGGGCCGAGTTGCGCGCACAGGGCGAGTACGCCGGTCGCCGCGTAATTGGATTCCGCTTTAGACCCACGTGCTAGGAGGCGCCATGGCAACTGTTCATCATACGAGTTATCTCTCCCGCGCCTTCCGCGCCGTATCCAACGGCATTGCGGCGGCCAGGCGCACGCTTACCTCTGATTCCACCTTGGCTCAACTCGGCGGCTCCAGCGGCTTGCAGGGTTTCAATGCAGCCAAAATGGGCCGCCTCACCATGGATTGGCCCACGGCGTCGCGTTCCGCCGATCAGGATTTGCTGGTTGACCTGCGCCGTCTTCGCGCCCGCGCGCGGAATCAGGCCATCAATAGCCCGATTGCCGGTAAGTTCCTAAGCATGGTGCGCTCGAACGTTGCAGGACAGAACGGCGTGCGGCTAACCTTCAAGGTTCCGCAAGTCCGCCAGCGCAAAACGAAAAACGGAATCCCGCTGGATGAGGCGGCCAACGCCGAGTTACGCCGTGCGTGGCATGAGTGGGGGAAAAAGGGCTCATGCACCGTCTGTGGTCGCTACTCGTTGCGTGAGGTAGAGCGGCTCATCGTGGAGAATACCGGGCGCGATGGGGAGCAATTTATCCGCAAAGTGTATGTGCCCAAATCCGTCAATCCCTTCGGCTTTCAGATCCAGCTCATTGACGCCGATCAGGTGGACGACACATACAACCTGATGGGCCGCGCGGACGGAACGCAGGTACGCATGGGCGTCGAGGTCGATCAGTATCAGAAACCGCTCGCCTACCACATTTTCAAGGGCAACCCGTACGAAGCCTCGTTCGGCTCATCGCTGCGCACGCGCGTGCCTGCCGATCAGATCATCCATTGGCTGATTGCCCATCGTACCGGCCAGACGCGCGGTTACCCGTGGATGGCCGCGGGCATGAATCAGCTCAATATGCTGGATGGCTACTTTTTAGCGGAGCTGTCCCGCTCTCGCATCAATGCTTCCATGTTGATGTCCATCGAGACAGACAAAGATGCGGACGAGGATGCGGACGAAATTGAGGCCGATGGCATCAACACGGATGGTTCCAAAGCTATCGATCTAGGCTTTGGGAGCGCTCTGGATTTGAGCGGTACCGGTGCGCACTTGCAGGACCACACGCCCAGCAGCCCAAACAACGCATTTGATCCATTCATCAAGCAATCCGGCCGCCTGATCGCTTCCGGGCTCAACGTGCCCTATCACTCGCTCTTCAATGATCTCAGCGGCGTCAATTACAGCTCTGCGCGTATCGGTGAGCTGGAAGTCCGCGATTTTTGGATGGAGTTACAGACCTCGCTCATCGATAACATGCTCGAACCGATTTACGAAGCATGGCTTGGCTCTGCGCTGCTGAATCGCGCAGTTGAGTTGCCGCTTGAAGATCGCAAGCGTTTTACCGGCGAATCGATCAAGTGGGAGCCGCGGCGCTGGCCGTGGATTGATCCGCTCAAAGATGTTCAGGCCAACACACTGCTTGTGCAAAACGGTTTCGACACACACGAGCACATCCTGAACAGCACAGGACATGATCTGGAAGACACGTATGCGTCGTTGGCCCGTGAACAGGAGCTGGCTGACTCACTTGATTTAGCGCTTGGAACGGATATACGAGGCCAGGGGACAAGTGAAATCAATAACTCGGATGAAACGCCGGAAGATGGTGAGCAATCGCCAAAAGAGGATGACGAAAAGCTGCCCGCCCAACAGGCGGTCAAGCCCGCCAAACCTAAAACAAAAACGCCTCATGCGCCAGCAAAGCCAAATGGCCGCGGGCTTGAACGCGGAATGCATCCGGCCAACGCGGCTATATGGAATTTGAAGGCCCTTGCTATCGTGTCGATTTCTTTGTTTCTGGTCTTTGCGGTGGTGATTTGCCTTATTGCACCCATTTAGATCGTCAACCACAAACCCCAACCCGGCCATATGGAATTTAACGGAGGATGAAGAGTGAAACGCACCCTGCTGATTATTACCTTGTTCTTCACGGTCTGCGCGGCCAGCCTCGCGCAGACCGTCACCGTCACCGCCTCGCATTTTGGCGGCACCATTCCATTTACGGGCATCATCTTCTGGCAGCCCACACTGGCCAACGGAACACCGGCTAGTATGCAGATGAGCGGTGGAGGCCAGACCACCACGCAGCCGTTCATGGCGTATGTGTCCAACGGAGTTTTCACGCTCAATGTGCCCGCGACTGATCTGACTAACCCTCAGAATATTTGCTTTCACGTGACAGCGTTATTGAAGGGCGTAAGCATGTTAGGCCCTGGGTACCTGTGCGTGCAGCCGCATTACACGGCTACAAGCACAGGCGACTGGTGCCAAGCGGGTGTATGCAACTTTGATGCGTATATTCCCAACATTCCAGCCCTGGCCACTGAATACAATTTCGCGCAGGTGCAGACAGACTGGAACGCCACAAACGGCCTCGCGGCAATCCTGAATAAGCCCACGCTGGGCACGGCGTCGCTTGCTAATACAACCGACTTCGATGCGGCTGGCACGGCCAGCGCGGAGGCTACACGGGCCGAAGGTGCAGAGGCACTGAACGCAGCTGCTATCTCTACTGAAACCAATAGGGCTGAGGGTGCTGAAGGTCTGGCCTCTAACGCCCTGGGCGCGGAAACCACACGCGCGGAAGCGGCAGAGGCGACGAAAGAGGTCGCAGCCAACAAGGGCGTGCCGAACGGCTACGCGGCGCTAGACTCCAGCGGCCTTGTCCTATCCACCGAAATCCCGCCTATGGCCATCGATCAGACTTGGGTGGTTGGCAGTCAGGCGTTGATGCTTGCGCTTTCCGACGCGGCAAAGGGAGACATTTGCATCCGTACCGATCTGAATGAGACGTTTGTCCTCACCACAAACGACGCCAGTCTGCTTACCAATTGGGTCCAGATTTTAACGCCGCCATCACCCGTCCAGAGTGTCAACGGCATGACCGGGAACGTCACAACCGCGGCGATCCCCGCAGCATCAATCACCAACCCCAGCATGGACGGCACAGCCGCAACGGGTTCGGCCACTACCTATGCCCGTGCCGATCATGTTCACCCGACGGATACCAGCAGGGCTGCTGACTCAGCAGTAGTCCATACCATAGGCAACGAAAGTATCGCTGGAAATAAAACGTTCACAAGCGGCGTTGCAGTTGCCAGTTGGACAGCGCTTCCGCCATCACCCTCGCTGTCGGGCTGGAAACTGGCCGGTCCCCTTGCGAACACGGGAAGCACGTCTTGGGTGCAAGTTGGCTCCGTTACTATTCCTGCCGGGACGCTCAATGCAACGAGTCATTTGGATATAAAGGTCGAGCTGGATGCCTGCACAACCTCGTCGGGTGTTCCGACAGCAGCATGTACCGGGACAGCGAATACAGGAACGTGCACCTACTCTGTGAAATTCGGCACATCGAACACGGGCGGAACTGCGATCATTGCCTCGCCTGGGTCGTTGGCTGCAAGTAGAACGGGAGTATTGCTTGGCGTGATTGAAAAAACATCGGCATCAACGCAAATTGGAAAAGCGACCCAAATTAGTAATTCAACGTATGGGGGACCTCCGCTACAGACCACTATCAGCACGACAGGAACCACCTATCTGAACTTCTACGTACAGAACTCGGTGAACACCGACACTAGCTTCATCGATAGCGCGAGCGTGACGCTGTTCCAGTGATGCGGTGCCTGAACTCTACGTAAATTAAAAAACACACTTTATACGGAAAGGCCGCCAAATTAGCGGCCTTTTTTGTTTCAGGCGCACAACTGAAGTATGAGCACGAAACGTAAGTTGCCATTGCAATATCGCGCGGCTGTGATTGATGCAAAGCCGAAAGAGAACGAGCGGCTATCCGGCCCCGATCCGGGACGGTTCCGCTTTGCCGTCTCCAGTGAAACCCCGTACCTGCGGAACTACTGGGACGGACCGGCGAATGAGATTCTGCAGCACGACAAGAAGAGCATTCGCACGGATCGCCTCGATTCCGGCCAGGTTCCCAACAATTTCAATCACGACCCCAACAAACAGCTCGGCGTTGTTGACAAGCATGAAATCAAGGACGGCCGTCTTTTCGTTGAGGGTCCGTTCAGCCGCTCGGCGTTTGCGCAGGAAAAGCGCCAGGACTACGACGACAAGATTCTTACGTCCGCGTCCGTGGGCTATCGCGTTCACAAGATGGTGCGTACTGAGGATGAAGATAACCCCGATGCGCCCGCTGAATGCCGCGTAACCGATTGGGAGGTGTTAGACGCATCGCTTGTCACCGTGGCCGCCGATCCCACCGTAGGCGTAGGCCGCACCGAATCTGGCACTGAAAATTTCCCGGTTGAAATCGAAACCGTCTTGCGGCGGAGCGCTGTTTCCGCGCCCGCTGCGCCTGGGGTCCCCACGGACAGTTCCACGTCCGAGGGGTTAGCACAACCCGTCATTGTTGTCGAACCGAATCAGGAGAACAGAAACATGGCCGACACGGCTGAGAAAATCGCAGCGGATCTGGAGCTTGCGCGGCGCAATGACATTATGGCCGTTGCGACCGATCCCGATTTCCGCAAGTACATCACCATCGACGAGGCCCAGAAGGCTATTGCCGAAAACATCTCTTCAAATAGTTTTCGTGATACGGTCTCGCGCAAGATTTGCGCGGCCAACGATGTCAGCAAGGTGGGCACTGCGGGTAGCAATCTCTTTTCTGAACTGGATAAGAGCGATCAGAAGCGCTTCAGCGTCTTCCGCCTGGTCCGCTCACTCGTCAATCAGGCGAAATCGGGAACGTTCCCCACCAACTCGTGCGATGCGAGGCTGGAGCGCGAATTCAGTGACGAACTGAAAAAGCGTCTCAAGATCAGCACGCAAGGGCCGCTGATTCCGGATGGTCTGTCTTCCCGCGCCTTGGGAACACAGACGGTTGCTGCTGCTACGGGCCAGCTTGGACTTACCTCCGAAGCCGCCGCCGTGGTCACGTACACCCATCCGGAAGTCATTGAGCTGCTGCGCAACCGTCCGCGCGTTGAGCAGCTTGGCGCACGCCGCATGGGTGGCTTGCAGGGCATCATCCGGCTGCCTCGGCAGTCGTCCGCTGCTACCGCGCAGTGGGTTGGCGAGGGCGCGGCTGTTACGGAAAGCGACCTGAACCTGGATTTCATTTCCGTCACGCCTCATCGTATCTCTGCGCAGACCGCGTGGGATATGGAGTTGCTGGCCGAAACCTCGCCCGATATTGAGGCGCTGGCCCGCGCGGATCAGGATCAGGTAATTCTGCTGGCCCTCGATCTGGCGGCTATCAGTGGAACGGGAGCCAACGCCCAGCCGCTCGGCCTGATGAATACCACCGGCCTTACTCTGCTCTCGCCTTCCGGTACGGCGTTCAGCGACGGTGGAAAGCCGCTCACTTGGGCCGATATCCTGGCTTTCGAGTCCATCACAGCCGCCGCCAACGCGGATGTGGCAACCTCAGCTTGGATGTTCACGCCGGAAGTGCGCAGCCAACTCAAGGCCACGTTGAAGGCTGTTACGGGACTCGCGGGATTCATCTGGTCCGACGGTCCCAAAGACCCGCTGGGAATCGACACGGAAGGTCCTGCGGGCTATCGCGCGGGTGTTACCAATCAACTCACCAAGACGGGAACCAAGTCCGGTGTGACGGGCTCTATCCTGCACACCGCGATCTTCGGCGATTGGAGCCAGTTGATTGTGGCGGACTGGGGTGCGCGGGAAATTGTGGTTGATCCATATACCCAGGCTGCGTCCGGCGCGGTGGTAGTTACTCAGCGCGCGTTGAACGATATCGCCATTCGGCATATCGCCGCCTTCGCCGCCAACCCGTACATCGCCATCAGCTAAGTCAAACCTGTACCTGGGTGCCCCACCCTCGCCGCGTCTTTGTTTTTTTGGCTAGGGTGGGATAACTCACAACTCAATCTTTCATCTCACGAGGGAGAAAATGCTTACATCGAGCAACAAGAATGATCCTATCCAGACTGTGTTGCGCGTCGCCATGGTGGTCGATAAGAAGCCACACGAAAAAGGCGAAGTGGTCGTGTTGTCTCACCGCGATTACGTCTATCTTGCCAATCACAAGCGCGTGGCTGAGGCCACGCCGGAAAACGTCAAAGCTGTTGAAGCTGAGATCGAATCAGAAAAAGAAGCCGCGGAACGCGCCGCACTTCCCACTGATGCCGAACTGCTGCGCGAAGAGAATGCCCGGCTCCGCGCTGAGTTGGCCGCCGCCAAGAAAGGCAAATAGATGTTTGGCGATTCCGATCTTCCGGCCATGTTCGCCGACTTCGGCGCTCCGGTCATCATCGCGGGTGTGACGGTGACCGGCATCATCGATCTGTACACCGATGTCTACGAGCATGGCGGTGGCCCGGGAGCGGTCGGAATCGAGCAATACGTTTTGCATATTCCGAGCGCTGCGATCAGTGCGGCGCCAAGCCCCAAAGACCAAATCGAGGTTCTCGATAGCCCGAATCTGCCGCCGGAATTTGAGCCTGGAATCTACATCGTCAAAGGGTTCCCGAAACGCCACGATCCATCCGTGCTCGACATTGAGTTAAAAGGACCGGTCACTGCATGATAACCAGCTACACCAACCGAATGCTGACTCCTGATCGTGAGGAATGCTATGAGCAAAAGTGTGAATTCCGTAACCCTGCTGGGACATATCGGCCAGCCGCCGGAGAGCAGGGAATTGAAAAGCAAAACACTGCTGACAACAGCGTCGCTGGCGACCAACGAACGCAAGAAAATCGGCGATAAGTGGGAGGATCATACCGAGTGGCACTCCCTCGTGTTCTACGGACGCCTGGCGGAGATTGCGCGTGACTACCTGCACAAAGGCTCCAAGGTATACATCTGCGGGCACCTACGCACTTCCAGTTGGGAAGACGACACCCAAACCAAGCGCTACCGCACCAACATTGTTGTGGAGGAAGTTGTGCTGCTGGACAGCCACGCCGCTGGACAGTCCACGCCGCCTCCAGAAGTCTATGAGGCGGCGTTCTGATGGCACAGACGATCTGGACACGGGCTGCCACGGCGATCCTGGCGGCGCTGAATGCGGAGGGCTCGCCCGCCACGGCCTACCGCACCCGCTTTGAGGCTGTCGAGGCGTCGGAGACGGCTTTCAATCTCTTCGCGACTGACATCGATTGCAAATACGACGACTGCGCCAACGATTCGGTGAAGATCGATCAACCTCTCACCCTGCGCATTTATGTGGATGCTACCAATGAAGTTGACCTGGTCGCCGATCCGCTTGTGCTGTGGGCGTGGAAGCAAATCCGTCTCGATCCCACACTCGGCCAGCTTGTCAGTGATGTGTATATCGATAACATCAAAATCGGTTACATGGATAAGTCCGCATCTGACCAGATTTGCGTGGATATCACGGTTCGCGTTGAAGTGGAAGTAGATAGGAACGATCCGTCCATCAATAAGACATACCTGAGCTAACGCTCACAACAAAACGTATCTGGCCGCATAGGCCGGGAGGAAACACAAATGGCTTTGCTTGCACCTACCGTAACCGTTACACCTTCCCTGACCGCCATCAGCGCGTTGCAGGCCACGAATGTGACTATCGCCGTCACCGGAACGGGAGCCACGCCCACCGGCACGGTCGAGCTGACCAGCGGCGGGGACATAACCGACCTGGGCTTTGTACCCCTGGAGCTTGCAGGGCGTAATGGAGACGCCGGTCACGGTGACTGTGGCGGAGCCGGTGCCGGAGGTGTAAACCGCATCACTGGCAACATCGGGCGTGTAGACCGCCGTGAGGGTATTGCTGCCGACGGCGAGAGACGATCCGGGCACAGCAATGACGGCGGAGCCAGCAGCCAGCACCGCGGCGGAAGACGCATAGCCGCCGCTGGTCAGCTCGACCGTGCCGGTGGGCGTGGCTCCCGTTCCGGTGACGG